TATCACAAAGAAAAGCTAATATAATTAAAGGTACTTTCTTATCCAATATTCCAGCACTGGCTTGTTTAATAGCAGATGTTAAGCAGCAAGCATCTACTGGGTGGCTCATTAGTCTCGATGATTGTCCACTAAAAGTTAGATCCCAACACTCTGCATTGAATACTCAATTGCAATCTGATGGTGCCCTTGTTATGAAGAAAGCTCTAACTCTATGCGCCTCAAAGGTTTACAAACTAGGTGGAGAGTTCGTCCTTAATGTGCATGATGAATTTCAAGTTGAATGTTCCCCAGATGTTGCCGATGAGATCGGGAGAATTATGGTGCAATCAATGAGAGATGCAGGAGAACATTTTAAATTTAAATGTCCTCTGGATGGAGAATATAAGATAGGTAAATCATGGAGCGAAACTCACTAATAGATATTATAAGGAGAGAATTATTATGGCAGGGTTTGATTATTTAAAATGTGGAGAGTGTGGGAAGCGTCTCATATATGATGGGGATTGGGAAATACGTAATGCCCTGGAAGGGCAACCAATAACTTGCTACTACTGCGTAAGAAGAATGAAGAAAAAGATTGCTGTATTAAAAAAACACGATAGACGGAGACATTAGAATAGTGAAAATAAAAGTGAAGGAAGTAATGATGGACGCACTGATGTCCCTAGACTGTAATGATTGTCCACATAGAGACCCATGTAATTTATATAAAGAGAAAACTAGATTAACATTTTGCAATAAAGGGGTTGGTGGATACACTCTAATTATCAATGAGGGAAAGAATGAATAAACAAGAGTACCTAGAAAAAATCCACGATATATCTTTAAGTATATACTACGCAAGGATAGTAATGAATGATAACGTAGTTAAAGAAGCATTAGAAAAATTATGCCTACAAATTAGGAGAGGATGGGATGATGAAGAAAAGGATATTGGTAGCGATAGCCATTAGAGCAATGGAGTTACTTGAACAAAACTTATGCCACACTATAAGTAAACGTAGGAAATTAACAGAGGACTCATTGATAGTTCTCCGTAAGCTTCAAAGGGAAATCCAAAGGGATACACATTAATATGAAAAAACTATTACTAGATGCAGATGTACTCCTCTATAGGTTTGCATTCAAGAATGAATTCTCAGTGGACTTCGATGATGGAGATGCCTTGCAGACCTTTGCAGACCTAGCACTAGCCAAAGCTGAGTACGATGATTTTGTTAGAGATCTTCAGAAGCGCCTATGTGTTACCGATGTAGTACATTGTCTATCTTCTAGTGGGGATACCTTTAGATACGAGCTATATCCAGAATATAAAGCTAATAGGAATCAATCAACAGTACCTACCCTAAAGGATTCCCTAAAGTCTTGGGTGATAGCTACTAAGAACCATATGATTGAACCTAGATTAGAAGCTGATGATCTCATGGGACTTATGCAAACAGATGATACTATCATTTGTACTATTGATAAGGACTTAGATACAATAACTGGACTCCACTTCAACTGGAACAAAGATACTTTGTATGAAGTCTCACAAGAGGGAGCAGATAGGTTCTTCTTAATGCAAACATTGATGGGAGATACTACAGATAATATCAAAGGATGTCCTCAGATTGGAAAAGTTAAAGCGAAGAGATTTATTGATGAACACTTCTCTGATGAAGACCTATGGGAACAGATTGTAGACCTCTATCATAAACAAATGATTAGGTATATTGATCTTGAGATTACCTGTGAAGAAGCTGAAGAGGAAGCTCTTATGACTGCTAGGTTAGTTAGGATCTTAAGGGCTGGTGAGTATGACTTTGATACTAAGGAGATAAAACTATGGACAAACTAACAGAGAAGATAATCATGGGTGGTAAGATACGTCCTCAGAATTCCGGTGAAGATACTAAGAAGATTCAGGAACATTGGGATAAAATAGATTGGAGTAAAAAGAAGGAGAAAAGGGAGTAAATGTTTATTGGTGCCACTTATTAATGAGGAAGGGGACGACCTTTCCTTGGGGCATACCTAAGACTACTCAATGGGTTAACTTGAATTTAACTTAAAAATAGCTTATGAGCCTCCCAAATCCCTATGTATTCATGGGGGGTTTGGGGGGCTCCTAAGAGCTACTAATGGGTTTCTTGAATATAACTTAAGGGTGCCTATAGGTATAGAACAAAGGAGAATAAGGATGTATCTTAAAGAAGTAATCAAAAGATTAAAGGAAACATATCCACTTAAACGCCCAGATCCTTCTGTTCCAGTGGTTGAGTTGTGGATGGAGTCTGGTAGACAACATATTATTGAACTATTGGAAATCTGGGAAGAACAACTCAAGGAGGATAGTGATGAGAATTTTAAAAAAAGTATTATTTAAGGAGGCTAACGATGCCTTTCATTAATGGACGCAGATTATTTAGTGACGATGACAATGGTGCTGATGAATATGATCCCATGGATCAACTCAATTCCCCTATTGAGTTTATTGATGTAGCGGATATTATTCTTGGGGATCAAAGAGTAGACCCAACAGGAATAGGAGATCTCAGTTATGGCAATTAAAGCAAAAGATTCCTGGTGCGCCTTAGAGCGATTCCGTCAGGCGGTCTTAGATAGAGCCCGTAGGTGCTCAGAACTTACACTCCCTTATCTACTCCCTCCTGAGGGATATAGTGAGACAGATATTTTAAATACTCCAGATCAATCACTGGGAGCTATGGGCGTTAATAGTCTAGCTTCTAAATTGCTTCTGAGTTTATTCCCACCTAATACTCCATTCTTTAAGATGAAGGTATCCGAACAGGAAGCCCTTAGGCTACACAAAGTAGCTAGTGAAATGAATGGAAAGGAAGGAAAAACCCTTCTATCAGCTATTGATGAAGCACTCGCACGATATGAACGTACCTGTACAAGCGAGATTGAGAAGGACGCTATTCGTGTCTCTATGTTCTATGTACTCAAGCTACTGGTTGCTACTGGTAATGCCTGTATTCATGTTAAAGATGATAAACTTAAAGTATTTGCACTAGATAAATACTGTTGTGATCGTGATCCAACAGGTAATCTAACAGAACTCGTAATACAAGAAAGAGTATCTGTGGATACTTTAGATTTTGATGTCTCCCCTGATTTAATTACAAGTGATAAATGTACCCCTTTGTACACATATGCAAAACTCCAAGATAATATGTGGATAGTCCGTCAAGAACTTAAAGATGGCACCGTTATTGAAGGAACGGAAAGTACTTATACTAGGGATAAACTCCCCTTCTTGGTACTCCGTTGGACTTCTATCTCTGGAGATAATTATGGTAGGGGTTTGGTTGATGAATACCTAGGTGACTTGAATAGCCTTGAGGCACTCACAAGAAACGTATTGGATTATTCAGCTATTGCTTCTAAAGTAAACTTCCTCATTCACCCCAATGGTACCACAAGACCAGAAGATATTGCTAGAGCAGAAAATGGTGAATTCATTACTGGCTCTCTAAATGATATTGATGTACTCATGGTACAGAAACACAATGATCTAGCTGTGCCTTTCCAAAAGATTAGTACACTAGAGCAATCACTGGCTTTAGCCTTCCTCCTAAACATCTCTGTACGCAGGGATGCTGAACGTGTTACTGCTACAGAGGTACGTTATATTGCTTCAGATCTTGAGGATAACCTTGGTGGTGTCTACTCTCTCTTATCGGAAACTCTTCAGAAGCCCTTATTGAAATTACTTATCAATAAATATACTAGGGATGGTAAACTACCTGCTCTCCCTGAGGGTGACATTGAGCCAGCTTTGGTTACAGGTATTGAAGCACTAGGGCAAGGGAATGATTATACTAAACTTAAACAATTTATTGTGGATTTAGTACAGTTACAGCTAGTCGATAGGGTTAACACAGATGATCTTGTAAGTCGTTTGGGTACCTCTTTGGGTATTGAAATGGAAGGTCTTATTAAGTCCCAAGAACAGCTTGAAATGGAAGCCCAACAGGTACAACAGATGCAACAACAACAACAAAGAGGTGAGCTTGTGAAAGCATTAGCTCCTCAACTTATTGGAGGTCTTCAAGATGCAACAGAACAGGCTACTCCCTCATAACCGAGGGGGTTTAGGAAGAGTAACATTAAAGGAATTAACGGATGGAAAAGATAGAACTACCACTAAACAACGATCCAACAAATCAACCCCCAGAACCAAAAAAGGAAGAACTAATTCTAGGGAAATTCAAAAGTCAGGAGGATCTGGTACAGGCGTACTCGGAACTGGAGAAGAAACTACACTCTCCTCCTCCTCCTCCGGATGATCCTCAACCACTAGAGATTAAACCTAAGGAAGAAGTAGATTTATCTGCTCCTACTGTGGAGTCTCTAGTCGCACAAGGAGTCCCACAAGCGGTCGCTGAAGGATATATTAAAGGTCAAGAAGCGACACAAGAAGTTTGGAAGTCACAAGTAGCAGGTCTTGTTGGAAGTACTGACGAGTACCAACGGATCACAGCTTGGGCAGCTTCAAACCTAGACACGGATTTTGTTAAAGGATTCAATGATGCAGTAAACAGCGGTGACATTAGTAAAGCCAAAGTCGCCGT